GAGAATATGAGCAGTTTGCTAGTGATAACTACTGGGAGGGTGTATCCGGTCCTATTAGAGAGTATAATTTAAATCCGGAGTATAAGACCTGGGAGGATTTAGGCCTGGATAAGGATATTACCCCTCAACGGAAATGCAAATGGGGAATGTTGTATGCAAAATAATATATTTAATTTCAAGGCGGCTATTTTAGAGGAGATAGATCATCCGCTGGCCGTTGGAGATGTTTTTCTTACGGAATTAAAAATTGGTCAAGTCTTGGTTAAAATTTTAGTAAGCGGGTTATGCGGAGCACAGTTACAGGAAATACGAGGAGAGAAAGATAATGCTAAGTACGTACCACATCTCGTGGGCCACGAAGGGTGCGGTGTAGTAGAGGCGATTGGACCCGGGGTTACAAGGATTAAAGAGGGTGATAAGGTAATTATGCACTGGCGTAAAGGAGACGGTATAGAGTCGTCATTTCCGCAGTATATCTATAACGATAACGTTATCAGTAGTGGAAGAGTTACTACGCTTAGTCAATATTCTATAGCCTCTGAAAATCGTCTGACACCGGTTCCACAGGATACACCTGAAGTATTGTGTGCTTTGTTAGGCTGTGGATTATCCACTGCCTTGGGTGTTATTAATAATGACGCTAAGATTAAATTTGGCGAGAGTGTTCTGGTTTTAGGTTGCGGGGGGATTGGTATCAATCTCATTCAAGGATCAAATATAGCCGGGGCCGGGGATGTTTTTGGGTGTGATATATCAGAAGATAAGAGAAGACTGGTAGAGCATTTCAAAGCTGCGTTTATTCATTCTAAAAATATAGAGACCCTAACATCCAGGATAGACTGTATCATAGATACAACTGGAAGTTTGGAGTTAATATCCAGGGTTCTGCCTGTTCTATCGGATCGAGGAAGAGTAATCATTATAAGTCAGCCCAGACAAAACTCTACCTTAACATTTATCAAACCTGCTAATTTTTTCCTTGGGGAAGGGCAGAGTATCAGTAGTACGCAGGGAGGTAAAATAAACCCGTCAACCGATCTCCGGAGGTATATTAATCTATATAAGAAGGGTGTATTAAAGGTGGATAATATCATTACACACTTGCTACCCTTATCCGAAATCAACACAGCTATAACACTACTAAAAGAAGGAAAGGCTGGTAGAATTTTAATAAATCCGTGGTAATATAATATATGATAATAAAACAAGACTTATTAGATTTTGAACAAAGTATTGTAGGTCTTTATAAAGATTGCAAATTACCATTTCTCTTTCATCTCTCGGGCGGTAATGAAGATCAGCTTATAGAAATTTTCAAAGAGATAAAAGAGGGTGATTATGTTTTGTCGACGCACCGTAACCACTATCACGCTCTGTTGCATGGTATTCCAGCCGATGAGCTAAGAAATAGAATCCTAGATGGTCGTAGCATGTTTATCTACGATAGACAAAAGAACTTCTTTACATCCGCCATTATAGGCGGAACAGTCGCTATTGCTGCTGGTATCGCACTAGCCTTAAAGAAGAAGGGATCCAAGCAAAAAGTTTGGTGTTTTGTAGGAGATGGAACCGAAGATAGCGGTCACTTATTTGAAGCTGCTCGATATGTAGAGGGATTTGATTTACCTTGTACATATATTATTGAAGATAATAATCGATCCGTAACAACCACCTCAGATGAGAGATGGGGCGGAGCACGTAATCCCGCGTGGTTTTCTTGTGTACGGAAGTATATATACAATATTACATGGCCTCACGCTCGCACAGATGACATTATAGATCTAAAAAGGACCGTGGTAAAGACACACGAAGATTATTTTCCACCTCTTCTGCCAGAAAACTTACCGGAGTCTACAGTAGACAGCAGCTTATCATATAAACAAGCTGTAATCCAGAGCATGACAGATCTCGGTGGATATAACACCGTATTCATCGGATATAATGTCAAAAACGGTAATGCAACGGGTACGCTAACCGGTGTAGATGATTCTCAAAAAATTGAAACACCAGTTGCCGAGAACCTTATGACGGGTATTGGCATCGGTATGTCCTTCGAAGGTTATAGACCTGTCATATATTACGAGCGCCATGATTTCATGATGGTTGCAGCAGATGCAATCGTAAATCACGTCAATCACATCGAACGCATCTCCCACGGTGAATATAAAGTACCAGTAATTCTTAGATCCGTTGTTGCAGATTCTAGTCCCTTTTACTCTGGACCCACTCATTCTCAAGATTTTACAGATGCGTTTAAAAACTTAGTATCGTTTCCTATATACGTGCCTTCAAGCGGTAAGGAGGTCATTCAATCTTATAAAAATGCTATCAACTCTTCAAGACCTTGTATGATTGTTGAAAAAAAGAGCTATTATTTATAATATGAAGGGCGATATATTAGTAATAGGTGATAGTTGCCGGGATATATTCGTATATTGCGAGGCTGATAGATTATGCCCCGACGTGCCAGTTCCTGTTCTTAGAATATTAAACGAAACTGAGAATGAGGGAATGGCTAAGAACGTTCAGCGAAATATACACAGCTTCGTTCCTAGTTGTGATATAATTACTAATAATAATTGGTATTATAATACTAAGACGAGGTATGTACACGAACGAACAAATCATATATTTGTTCGTATAGACTCCGGGACTACTATAGATAGAATTAATCTTAGAGATGTTAGCCTTGATTATAAGATTGTGGTTATATCGGATTACAACAAAGGCTTTTTAGCTATTGATGATATTGAATATATTTGTAATAAACATACCAATGTTTTTCTAGATACAAAAAAAATTCTGGGATCGTGGGCCGACAGAGCGAAATATATTAAGATTAATGATTATGAATACGTCAGCTCGATGCAGTACCCCAATTCAAAGTTATTAGATAAGCTAATACACACCAAAGGCGGCGATGGTTGTGTATTTAGAGGTGAGGTATACCCTGTAAAGCGGGTAGAGGTTAAGGATTCTTCAGGTGCGGGAGACAGCTTCTTGGCGGGGCTGGTTTGTAGATACCTTAAAACGAGAGACATTATTAAATCTATAGAATTTGCTAATGGGTGTGCCGAGAGGGTAGTGCAGCAGAGAGGAGTAACAATAATATGAAAAATATAATATATCAGCTCCTGGAGCCATATCTTGAGAGCTGCTTAAAATCAATCGACTTATAATCATATATACATAAGTTGAGTTCTAGTCGATCAAGCAGTATTATACCGCATATGATCGTTAACAACATCGCAGTATATGACGGCTCTCTGATTCATAGCCGCTTTGCATATAAGTTTCACCGTAAGAAGGTTCTATCTATCGGTAATATCGTAGCGTTTAGGGCTCCGATGAAGGTAGAGGCGTCAGGTATGATCGATTTGGAGGATTTAATCGACGCAGACTTCATTTACAGTGATGACGCTATAAATTTCTGCTGGGAGATGCCGAATATGTGCCCCGTCGGCGCGGTAGCTTTTCAGCGATTGTTTAATACTCAAATTGCTACCATACTTAGCAGCAAATACCTCAATGCTCCTATTGAGATGAAGGGAGACGACTTAATTGTTCATAAAGAACACAACCAGCACGGTATTGTACAATCAAAGGGTAAATGCTCTGTTAGTATTACATATACTAAGAATAATGTCGCTATTGGACATACTGGAATCAACATAACTGCAGGTAAAAAGGCTCCAGCATTTGCATATTCTACAAATCTCACAGACGCTCAGGCGGAAGCGTTCATGCTCGAGATAATACAGCTGTTTTACTACCTAGCCGACGATCTCTTTGTTGCCTCAACAAAGATTACTCTATGAGTACCATCTTCGATTTTATCGAAGCAACTATTTTTACTAAAAACAAGGAACTACTTCAATCGTCCGATGACGAGAAAGAGTTTAGTCCGTATATGGTGAATAGATGGTTGTCTATGTACTCTCCGCAAATGTGTAATGTTGTTAACGAGACTACCAATAAGTACTCCGTTATTTTTGATAATAAAAAGGACTTGTTTGATTTTTATGTAAGCGTGTTACCCAGTGTTAGCTTTAAGAGGGTTTCTTATATTAAAAAATCCACAAAGGAGGATAAGGAGTTTAAGCACATCGATCTAATTGCTAATACGAGGCAAACTTCACAACGAGAAGTCATTGAATGTACTAGACTAGTAGAATTTTTAACAGCACCGAGTAATATATAACATATGCCAATACCTATAGATAATCTATCTACAAAAAAGTCTCTACTCGATCTATCTTCGTTTCCTAAGAACAGTTTTAACTCTGTTTTATATGGATTTAAGCTCAAGATGGTACTCGACGATGTACTTCTCGTCAAATACGTTGACGAAACAGATGATGGGACTCTTATTAAGAGGAGAGGTCTCTTTGTACCAGTAAATATTGACTCTAAAGCTTGGAGAATAGGTCAAGTTGTTCTCGCAGGACCAAATGCGACATTAGCCAAGCAGGGCGATTACGTTATCTTTCCTAATAATATGGGTATACCTATTGCTAATATTGAGGTAGAGGGTCAGGGCACTATCGATAAAGGATTATTTTTAAATGAGCAGAGAATTTTTGGCATTGCTGATCTAAACGATTCAGATGAGAGCGTCGCTAGCTACAATAAAAACTCTACAGTTTAGTAATGTCTTAGAGTTAAAGTTTGTAAGGCGCATACTAAAACCCGGCTCACCTCCAACACGGAGGATGTTATGTACTGGTAATCTAGCGCTTTTGAACTCACCTGAGGGCAGAATAGCTCTTAATTTTCGCCCGGCCTATAATCGCCCTAAATATAATCCGGATACTAAAAATTTAGCAATTACTTGGGATATTTTTATGCAGGACTATCGCAATATAAATGCAAATGCATGCGATGTATTGACAATAGTACCTGTTCAGGACTTTTGGGAGTTCTTTAACGAACGTAGACTGGGTGTAATGAGTGTTGTAGATAAGATAAACTTCATGAATAGATGACTTACAGTATTGATAATCTTGAAGAAGCCTTTAATTGTTTATTACAGCGGGAGGTATTAATACGCCTAAACGATAAGACGTTGCGTGAGGGGAGACTCGTATTATTTTGCATTAAGAACTTTTACATGGTGTTTAGCTTGAGTCAGTCAGCATCGGGCCGAATGATTCATTATGAATTGCCGGTACCTTTCATATACGAGGCTGGCCCGGAAGTCGTTAAGCTATCGTATAAGTTGAAACACTTTCATCAAGATGTGGAGAGTGTAAAGATTTCGATGCAACTCTTAGCTAAAACTAAGGTACATAAGATATACGACAAGGATATTTATATCACTGCAAAGAATTGATAATTTCCTAATATCTTCTATACTAGGTATGTGATTGATAATTATATCGCGAATTTTCCGAAGGGATATGCCCCTACTACCTCTCAAGTTGAGGTCCTTAAGAGATTAGAGGAGGCATTTAAGACTAAGAAGGTAGTTATATGCTGCGCACCGACAG